AACTTAACGCTCCTGCGTTTGTAACTGCTATTTGAGCATTAGATGAAGTAAAAGATGCAACAGCTGCAGAACCATAAGAAGGAGAGTATGTCACTCCTAAATCACCTTGTGTACCTGTTCTACCATTAGAGTTAGTAACTATGTTATCTCCATTTGTTGCGGACTCTATTGCATAGAATGTACCGTTTGTTGTTAATGTACCTATACCTGCTTGAGCAATAGTTAATGATCTATTGTAATTTCTTTCTTCATCATAATTATCTTTGATACTAGCCGAGTAGTTATATGTACCTGCAGTTAAATTAGATGCTGCATGTATTTGATATGATGATGAGTTTATATTCTGAGGAACTAAAGTAAACGATGATGCATTTGTACCTGATAAAGACATTGAGTAAGGCGTATCTGAATCTGGGTCTGATATTGATACACTTACCATATTAGTGCCACTAGTTGCAAGGTTAGTGTTTAAATTACTGCTTTGATCACTAAATGATGCTGTTGGTACTCTGTTACCAAGTATACTTGCTGTTACACTGGTTGTTGTAGTTGTTGCAAATGTATTTGTAAAAGTAATTAAACTTTCTATTGTTGCACCACTTTGTGTTACTGAACCGCTTAGATCTATTCCTAAAGATAAATTACCATTTGAACTATTAATAGTCATAGCCGCATTAGAAGAAGTAAAAGTACCTGATTGGTTTGAATTTAAATCAGCTGTTGTAGATCCGTATTCAGTAGTTTTTATTGTAGTACCGCTTGTATCTGATTCTATAATATAAGGACCTGCTGACCAGTTATCTGTTAGTGTTGCTGGTGTGTCATCAGTTATTGGTACAGTGATAGTTGCAGGTGAGGAAAGAGTGTTATAATCATCTCTAACCTGAACTGTATATTTGTAGGAGTTTATTAAATCGGAATTTAGGTATACTCCTGTCTTTCTTGTCACATTTCCACTTGAATCCATTTGGAATGGATTTTCATGTGGGTCAGTTAATTGACTAGTACCTCCATAAGATCCAGTTGCTACTGGAGATCCATCTAACTCTAAAGAACTTAAAGTAAAGTTAGTAAATGTTATTGTATCACTTTCATTATCACTTGCTGCTATAGTTGCTACAGCTGTTCCATCTGCACTGTTTTCATTTATAGAAGAAAGAGTTTGATTATTAACTGTAGGTACTAAGTTATCAGTTACATTTATAGTGATTGCAAGAGATGAACTTGCATCTGTATCTTGTGCTGCTTCATAATGTTCATCAGATGCAGTAATACTCATTGTATAAGAACTTGTAGTTTCATAATCAAGTGAGCTAGTTAACTGGTTTAGTTGAACATAAGTACCGTATTTTACTAATTCAAAATGTGAGTTATCAGATTGTGATCTAATAGTTATAGTATCGCTATTTGCATCTGTAAAAAATATTCTTCCAATATTTGATTCTGTTCCTTCATTTTCATTTCTATTAACTGCAAAAGAAGTAATAATAGAACCAGCAATTGAAGTCTGTCTAAATACCGGTGCTGAATTAGCAGTTACGTCTAGATATATTGTTGATGTATCAGATCCACCAAAAGTATCAGTCACCTGCACTAACACCGGATGTGCAAGAGTACCATCACCCCTATTTACTGTATTGAAATTTTCAGTTGTAGGCACTGTATTTAGTGTAACTACACCGCCGGATGATATCTTAACAAAGTTGTCTGTATAACCAGACTGTGTGTTAAATGTTAGTGACTGTCCTTCTGGATCTGTGGCAGTAAGAGTGGTAACTGTAGAACCACTGGTTGTAAATTCCGCTATATTAAATTGTGTTCCGCTAGTAAAAGATGGTCCTGTATTAGGATAGAACACTGCATTTAAAAAGTCTTGGACACTGCCTGATGTACCTGGGTTGAATGATGATGTAAAGAATCCAGGTAGATGTTGTTGTGATACTATTCTATTACCGTCATAGGTAACGTCTCCTCCTCCTCCTGATCCAAATCCACTTCTTACAGCCGATGCTGAAATAAAAGAGTCAGAAATAAAAGAAGCTGTATCAGCTTGTACTGCATGAGAAGAAGATACTTCTGTTATTATCTCATGTGATGATGAAACTGCATATGATGCAGATAATACTGTCATTGAGCTAGTTTGACTAGCTAAGATATATGAACCTGTTGCTGTTTGTAGACTATCAACTTGTGTCTGTATTGACCCTGTAAATGTATTAAGGGCTGATATGTCTGTTGAACCTCCGCCTGAACCAGTATCTATTGTTATAGAAAAAGTAGAAGCATCACCTTTTGTGAAGGTAATTGTATTTCCTGTTGCTGAAGCTGAGTTAATTAAACTACCTGTATCGGTAGAACCACCACTTGCTGATGGTAGGGTAACTGTATTACCGTTTAATATAGAAAGTTCGTAACCGTTTAATGATAAAGTTTGGTTTGCACCAGAGACACCAGTAACCACCTCCCCATTGACGAGAAGAGATCCTGATACTTCTAATGAACCTGTTAGAAGTCCGTACGACCCTAGGTTTGGGTCAATTTGTTTCCACTTTATTAATGCCATCTACTTACTAGTCTGCAAATTTACCACTAATCATGTACTCATCGTCTGAGTCTATGACGTAATTTAATCCTTCCTTTAATGTAACTAAGACATTACTGCCTGATTGTGCTACAGAAGCGAGTACATCATTCTCTACTACGACTCCATTAATAAATAGGTTAAAGTCCTTAGTACTTAAAGCCGGAAAACCAGCTGGTGGTGTTGCTAAAGTAAGAGATCCCCAATCAAGAGATGCACTAACGCCTGCTGATGCTGGTGTAACGGTTACTGTCTTTTGATTACTTGAGAATACTTTGTTTAATGCTAAATAAGCTTTTTGTTCTGCTGTCATCGATTCTTCTATATTTATTGTGTTAATTTTAGATGCTGCCTGGTCATAAAACCTGATAGATCTTGAATTTGCTCTTGTATTTGAATATTTAAAAGGCATATTATGATTTTGGTAAATTATTTATGTCTACTACTGTTTCTACTCCAAATAAAACCGATGCTTTGTTAAAGAACTTAGCATTACCTTGTGGAAGTGTATTTTCAGCATTAGGAACAACATGTCCTAACAGCTTTATACTGAAATTAGTTTTCACACTTCTATCTTGTCCTTGAACGAGTTCAGTTATAGTAGTATAATCATCAATCATGGCTCTGAAGTTAAACTTATCTGGATCTCCCCAGTATGCATCAGAGGCATAATTTATACTTTCTACTAAACCGTTCATTTGTTCTACATATTCTGTAAATATTGTACAAGAATATGTTATATTTAAATAGTCTGGTATGACTACCCCTTGGTATTCCTTTTGAATAGATCTGGTTGTAAGGGCTGAGAATCTATCATATTGATTTTTCTTTGACCACTTCTTTTCAAACACTCCAAACTGTGTTGGATTATTTGCATCCATCTTATTTCCAAGGTTTCTATTCTTTTCTATACTATCTCTTTTAAAGAAGATTAGCGGTACTTGTATTTTACCGTTTCTATCTCTATAGAATCCATCTTTTTGTACAGCTGACCATCTTTCTGGTGATCCATATAGTACTGGTACTACTTTTTTATTACCGTTTTGTATAACAGATGGTTTAATTACACTGTTAAAATAATAAAATATCGCTTCATCTATATCTCTTAGACCAACAGCAAACTTTTTTACCTTATCATCCTTTACAGAACGTTGGTATTCACGTTTAAGTTTGTCATCTACATTAGTTTTCTTGCCTTCATAGCCTTCGACTTTGTAGGTCTTAATAGAATTTTGAGATAACTCTCTTTGAGATTTAGGATTAACGTTATTATCTGCCATATCTACGTGTTACGTGAGATCTATACTGTCTTTTAAATTGAGAGAATACGTTAAAAAGCTTTTGCAATCTTTCATCTGTTGGATACTTTCTTAATATCTTTTTAAAGTCTTGATAAGCGTCTTCTAAATTATCATCCACACCTATTAATGGTGTATATTCAACATCCCAAGTCATTTGACCTGTAACTGGATCTGGTCCGCTTACTTTAGTTGTTTTAAAGTCAGGATTTTCTTCTTTTAGTATGTCTTTTATTTTCATATTTTAAAATTCTGATATAGTATTAGTAATACCGGTACGTTCTCTTCTTGTTTGGTGACAATCTACTATAATAGATAGTGATGAACCAAATCTTGAACCATAATTACTTAAGTTATATGTTTTATCTCTTCCAACAAACAGTTGATTCTCTCTAACTGTATCTACTTCATAGTAATCTTCATGCCACATTAGTATATCTCCTACTTCTGGTACAACTTGTACGTCTTCTAGGTCCTGTCTAATAAAAGCAAATGATGCTTCTCTACTTAAATCAGGTCCAAAGTCGTCTGTTGTTATTACTTGGTCACCTCTTGTTATTAAACAATTAAGCTTAAGTGGTTCCATCCAGTTTTTAGTTAAAGATTCCCCGTATAAGTTCGATAAAGTATCTTCTAGACTTAACTTATAGTATAATACAGCCTGTTCTACTACATCTTTCAGTAGTTCTCTATTAATATTAACTAGTAAATCAAAATCTCTATTTGTTCCAAATAACATTACTTCTCTTCTATCGTTTTATCAGCAACTTTCACACCAACTATAGTGGAATACTTACTTAATGCGTTATTTTTTAAAGAATTAAAAGCTTCTGGTGCTGATTTCTGTGAAATAAGCTTTACTTTTAATACTTGTCTGCCTTTTCCTAGGTCAGATGCTAGTGTTACAGTAGTTACTCCTGGTAGAGCTCTCATTAATTCAGCTATTTTAGTAGTACTATCATCTTTATATACTACTTTTACCATAGCTTCATAGGTTTTAAACTCTATTTCTGTAAGTAACTGTAACAATTTCATTATCCAATGTATATAGTCATAGGTACTTCACCTAAAGTCTTCTTTAGATTATCACCTTCATTTGCTTTTCTCTCTAACTGTGACTGTCTTGATGTTTGATCAAGCATATCTCTTAAATTAACTATTAAAGATTCTTTTTCTGCTCTTGCATCAGTTAATAAGTCGGCTTGATTCAATGTAGCTTCTGATCCAGGTACTGGAACTGTCTGATATTTACCTCTAACGTAGGCTAATAACTCTTTTGCTAGTGCTAAAGTATACCTATATATCCATTGTTTACCAACACTATTGATTAAACTGTAGGTTGGGTTCTCATATGGTACGTCTGCTACTGATTTTACTAGTCCATCACCGTTTTTATACACTCCATCTCTTTTATCGTTACTTTTATAGTATTCAAAGATAAGTTTAGCTGCTTTTTTAGGTACTGGGAATATTTTTAACCTATTATTGACTAATTCAAAAGAATAAGTCGATCTTCTTATTACATCATTGAATTCTATCGCCTGTACCTTAAGTATATCGAAAGAAGCTGGCATTAATAAGAAGTTTACCCCTGGACTAAATGATCCAAAGTCGAAAGCATCCATTAATGACTGTATTCCTGTACCAGTCCCTGCATATGGGTCGAAATAACGTAAGATTGCCGGTGGAGCGTTGTAAAATACACGTCTTACCTCAATACTACCACTAATACCCTCATTTGTAGCCCATTGATCTAGGTCATACTCTTGTATAGATGCTGTTAATGCAAGGGATCCAGTGTGTCTTGTTACTGTTCCTCCTACTTCTGCTTCTGTACCGTAGTTTTTTGATATTTGTACTACTCTATCTAATGTTGGATCGATTATTTTGTTATTTGCACTACTTCCAGTAGTAGATCCCTCCATTGATAGGTAATTTTCTCTTATTTTATATTGGAATACTTCGTTTCCATAGGTAGTTACTGCTTCTTCAAAACAAGCATAAAAAGAACCAGATTGTAACTCAACATCCATTAAAGGAAAACCTAGTCTTGTTCCACAAAAACTAGCTACTTTGTCTGCATCTGTTTGAAATGCAGTATCAGTATCGTAAAATCCAAAAGGAGTTGATCCGGTTGTAAAGGTTGAACTACCGTTCCAAGTTACTATATTCGCCATCTTTTACAGTTTATATATAAATAGTATAAAAAAAAGAGGCCCGAAGGCCTCTCTTAAATAAATTCTGTATAAAATATTTATTAGATTTGAGTTAAATCAGAAATAAAGATTTTACCGTAGAATTCTGGTCTGATCATCTTCTTAGCGTATCTTGTCATAAGACCTTTTCTTGGAGTGAAAGTCTCTGGGTCATATACTAGAGGTGTCATCATTAATGGTACGTAAGGTGCATATACAGCTCCTGTTTCAAGGAATTGGCTTCCTCTATATCCCATTAACATAATGTTCTCAGTCATGTAAGGGTTTTTGTACACTTTGAATCTGTTCGCTAACGAACCTACTCTTTGTACACCCATGTTGAATTCTTCAACGTTACCGTCTGTATTAGCAGCATATCCTGGAATAGATTCTAAGATAGTTGCAACAGTTGGAGAACATACTACAAAATTAGCACCACCTCTAAGAGTTTTCTGGTGAATTTTGTTAGATACTTTTTGTACTTTCGTACCTAAAGTTTGGAACCACTGACCTTGAGTGTTGTAGAAATCAGAAGTTGAAGTAGTCCAGTTTGAACCATTCCATACTTTGTTGTTTTCTGCACTCCAGTGATCTGTAGTTCTTGCATCTGCAATAAGCATATCTAGGATCTCTAAGTCAATCTCCATAGAGATGTACTCGCTTAATAAAGATGTTAACTCAGCCTCAGCATCAATACTGTGGTATGCGTTAAGATCTTGAGCGAACTCAGGAGTCCATTGTGCTTTTAGTTTTCTTGTTTTGGCAACAATCGCCTCAGAAGCTAACTTAACGTCAATTTCTGGGATAGTGATTGATGAGTCAACAGCAGCCGTAGAGTCAGCTTCAAAGTCTCCTCTGTCGTTGTCAACTGGCTGTTTGTGATATTTTACAGCTACAGTAGTAGAGTTGTTAACAGCACCATTGGCTACAACAAACTGTACATTACCGCCGTTAATTTTAGTATACTCTGGGTATACTGTAACAGCAGCAGAAGCTGATTCTAATCTAAATGCTCTAACTCCTAGTACATCTAGGTTAGTTAAAGACGATGTTGGTACGTTTACTGTATCAAAGTTAGCGATATTAACGTCTACATCGTAAAATACAGATGCAGAAGTTGCGTTAGCTACAGTAGCAGTTCCGTTAGCTGAAGCTTGGTTAATTGAGTAACCAAACTGACCAGCGCCGTAAAGACCGCCAGAAACGTCTACATCTTCACCCATTTTTGAGTTTGCAGTAGATACGTTACCGTACATGTTGTCTCCGTCACCTCTACCGTTAGTAGCAGTTCCGTATTTAAAGTCTAAGTAGAATACAAGACCTGATGGTAAGTTCATTGGTTGAACTGATACAAAATCTTGAGCTACGATTTGAGCAAATACTTTTCTTACTAAAGGTAATGCAACACCTGCCCATTGCTCACCAGCACCAGCAGAGAATGAACCTCCACCTACGTCAGTAGCGTTTGCCTCAGATACGATTTGTTTAGCTTGGTTTTCTAAAATCATTGCCATGTTACCAGCAACTCTTTCGTCTGAAATACCTTCTAATAATCCTGATG